TTAACTAAACAGGTTATGAAGTTTGATCGTCCACACGTTGAATTTACAGAAATCATGTTACCAATTTATAACAGTAGTGTAAAAATTGCTGGAAAATATAAATGGAGCGATATTACTTGCGATCTCCGCGATGATGCGCAAGGTAGTGTAAGTAAATTAGTTGGTGAACAGTTACAGAAACAATTAGACTTCTTAGAGCAAAGCTCAGCAGCTTCTGCTATTGATTACAAGTTTACAACACAATTCCAGGTACTCGACGGTGGTAACGGTGCTGTTGCTCCAGTAGTATTAGAGCAATGGAACATTTTAGGTTGCTACTTAAAAGACGTTAACTACAACACCATGGACTATGCTACATCCGAAGCAGTTAAGATTAGTATGACTATTACCTTTGATAATGCAGTTCAGGTTAACCAAGCTGGTGCTACCGTTGGCGTTGGTGAAGTAATCAACAATACTCGTACTCCTACCGGAACAGCTACAGGCGCAGGCGGCCTCTAAACTAAATGGCAGTCCAGGGATACCTAGGACAGGGTAATCAGTCATTAAAAGATTCCACCGATCCGACGTTAAAGGATTATACCCACGCATCAAAAACATTTATAAGCAATGGGTATCAGTATAGCCCGCGACTTAAATTCCTATTCCATGTTTATTTTAACATAAACACAGCAAACATTCCGCAGTTACAAGCCGCATACGGCTCGGGAGCAATCGCTACCCTTAGCTTGCTGGTCAAAAGTGCTGAGTTACCAAAATTTAAAATTGACACTTCAGTATTAAATCAATACAATCGTAAACGTTTAGTACAAACTAAAATGCGGTACGAACCTAGTCGTATTGTATTCCACGACGATCAGGCAGATTTAATTCGCAATATGTGGTATAACTATTATTCTTATTACTACGGTGATCCAAGTCACCAGTACGCAGGAATTTCAAATATGTCAGGCACAATGGGTAAGTTAATGACGCAAGCAAATGCGTTTAATTATAACACATCTGATATTTATAGCCAGCAACAAGCTAGTGCTAACTGGGGTTTTCAAGGTGAAACATATCACGACGGCACAAATTTATTATTCACGGGCTTTGGTGGGAAACCTGCTTTCTTCCGTGATATTACTATCTACGGTCTTAGTCAAAAGAAATTTGCGCAATGGACATTGATTAATCCAATAATCACCGGCTGGCGCGGAGATAATTATGAATATTCTGAAACTGGCGGCACCATGCAAAATGAAATGTCATTTGAGTATGAGTCAGTAAAATATTTTATGGGCGATATTGGCTCCAATCAGCCATCCAATTCTGTATCAGGCTTTGCTGATCCTGCGCATTATGATACAACATCATCGAGTATTACTACACCTTATGGCCGCGAAACAGTTTATAGTGGAAGCGGTGTTGTATCTGCTGTGTCAGGAACGGTACAAGATTTAAACAATACAACCGCTGGACTAAGCGGATTACAAAATGTTCTCGGTGGCGTACAAACAGCTGGCACATTACTTAACACGTTAACAGGTAGTTCTCTTAGTCAACAACTTGGAGTTGGTCAATTTATTAACGGTGGCTTAAATAGTTTATCTGGATCCGATACAAATATGCTTGGAACACTATCAGGTAAATTACAACAAGGATTAGATGCCGCCAAAGGATCGTTTTTCCCAACAGCTCCGTCTACTATTACAGGAGCAACTAATGCTCAAGCCGATCCTGCTTCACCTAGCTTTTTAGGAATATAATCATGCCAACTATTAATGCTTTTAATCCTACAATTGACAGAACAGTTCAAATTTTTGATAAATTTTATAATTACTCACAAGCAATTTCTGGTCCAGAGTATGATACAGTATACAGTTATTTAAAATCTGTTTTTAATACAACAGCCCAGGCTCAAAATTTTACCACAACATTATTTCGTATTGCTAATACTACAGGACAACCAGCAGTATCTTTACTACAAGATATTCAGGGAGCTTCTGCTCCACAAATTACATTAGTATTTGCTTATTATCTTAATACTTTTCAATCTTCTTCAACACAAATGGGAGTACAACTTCCGACAGCACCAAATTATTATGTAGCACATAACATTAGACAGTAACACCATGGCTAAGTTCCGTCAAGGCACATACGAAGTAAAAAATACTAACAAATATGTAGGCAAAGGTAAACCTCGCTATCGTTCAGGATGGGAATTTACTTTTATGATGTTTCTCGACAGCAACGATAATGTAATAAACTGGGCGTCAGAACCTGTTAGCATACCTTACAGACATCTGCTAACCGGCAAAATGACCATGTATGTTCCAGACTTTATTGTAACTTATAAGGGGCCTAATAATACACGCAAAGCTGAACTAATTGAAATTAAACCAAAAAAACAAAGTGTGTTAGAAGTTAAAATGAAAGACCGTGAAAAAGCAGTTATAGCTGTCAATTATGCTAAATGGGACCAAGCTACCAAATGGGCCAATCAAAATGGCTTAGTTTTTCGTGTAATCAACGAAGATATGATATTTCATCAAGGCAACCAAAAGAAGTAAGCGCCTGGTAAAAATACAGTAAATAGCTGTATGACTCAAAAATTAGAAGCCATCTTTGGATTTGACAAACTTGACAATGAAGAATCGATTGTTAGTGAAACCATGACGGTAGAAGAAACACGCACAGCTATTGTAGAAATAGACGATACCATAGATAAAATAGATGCTGCTTTGCCAGCTATCAGGGACTTAGATGCTTCGGATAGAGAACTTGACGATTTAGCAGATTTAGCCAAACAAAGTTATGAAGATTTGTCTACTTTGGGTATGAATGTTGACAGCAGATTTGCGGCAGAATTATTTGCTGTAGCTGGAAATATGTTGGGACACGCATTAACCGCTAAAACAACTAAATTAAACAAGAAATTAAAGATGATTGATTTGCAATTACGCAAATTAAAGCTGGATCAGGATGCTGCTAAACGATCAAATGAACTTCAAAACTTACCTACAGCAGAAGGGCAAGTATTAAGCCGTAATGACCTCTTAGAACGCTTACTTAACGACAGAGCGCAAAAAGACATTTAGTATAAATATAATATACAGGAAAAGTACCATGAAAAATTTTAAAGATTATCTAGCTGAAAGCGAACGTACATACAACTATCGTATTAAAATAGTTGGCGATTTACCTACTGGATTCCTTAACGAACTCAAAGGTAAATTAGATCAGTTTGATCCAGAGAAAATTGGTGCTGAAAAAAGCACTCCTATCCAAGCTAAACCAGCTGACTTCCCAGCATTTGAAAATGAGAAAGTTACTAGTTTAGATGTCATGTTACGCTACCCAGCCATTGAGCCACAGATTAAACAAATTGCTCGACTATTAGGATTAGATGAAAATAAAATTATTATGCAAACTGTAGCATATGATGATAGCAACGCTGACTATCAAAAGAAATTAGAAGAGCAACCTGAGTCTTTGCTAGATGACACAGACTATCCTGCTGATGATGCCAAACAAAAAGAATTAATTAAAGATTATTCAACAGGTCCATATGATCATGCTGTGTTGAAAAATGCTTATCGTAGTAACTTTACTGTAGCTGGTGGCAAAACTAAACCAGCAGAAACAACTAACGATTTTAAAACAGGCGATGATAGTCCAATGACACACGCTGAAAAACGTCCACGCAAACCAGCAACAGGCGCACAACCAAAGGGCTAATATGCAACAGATAAATGAATATCAGTCTACCCCTGAAGAAATACTGCTCGAAAAACAAATAGAGGAAGTATTAAAAACAGCACAATCTCAAGGTAAACGATTGGCAGATCATCTCAAGGTATTAGAGCAACGATACAATGAAGATAAATGAGGTTATTGGCTTAGACATTGATAAAAATATGGTGTTTGGCAAAAATGTCCATGCCTTGTTTAATGAAATAATATCTAACTCAACAAGACCTGCTAGCCAAAAATCAACACCCAACGCAAAAGAAATGGACTTGCCCAAATTGCGGTATTTCTGGCACAAGTAGTCCTATGTATTCCCGCCATCACGGTGATAACTGCGGGCTTGTTAATCCAAAAAACACAATAACTGTAAATGGAATTTCGTACGCTAATAAAATACACGCTCGAACATCGTTAAATTTAACCCTGCGTGAACTTAACAAACTATTAAAATAGCATAAATAAAACATAATACATAGGATAATTGCAATGAACCCATTTTACGACCTCAATTCCCGCTTAGCCAGCATTGGCAACGAGCAAAAACAAATTGCTAAAGAAGTAGCCAAGGTTGCTGAAAAAACTCCAGCCCGCAAAACTTTAGAACAGTCATTAGCAGGCGACCTCAAGTCTTTGATGGAAGGCACAACTCCTAAGAAATTAAAAGAAGGCTCAATGAAAGACGCAATGTGGCGTGATGCTGAGCGTATGAGTCGCGAACAGTTCTGTGCTAAATGGGGCGACGAGAATTGTGATTTCTGGGATAACATTATGGGCGACTTAGACGAAGCAACACTTTCAACTAATAGTGCGCCTGACTTTGATCCACAACCAGGTGATATTATTTCTGATACTATTTTTGGAAAAGTAAAATTACTTAAAATCACAGAAAAAGATACTTATGGTCAGTTTGCTGCTGGTATTGTAAAAACAAAAGACGGTCGCACATTAAATGTTACATACGAAGCATTGATTGGTAACGATGAAGTGGCCGAAGGCTCATCAAAAAATAAAAACTTAGTCAAGTATTCAGTATTTTATGATTTAGTAGATGTTCCAGGCTCTAACAAACCTAAAAAAGTTTATAGTGTTGTTAAACTTGAAGCAAAACCTGAACAACCAAACTTTTTTGGTGACAACCCAAAG